TGTTAAGCTTGCAAGTCACCTACTGCAACCCAAGAATTTGCTGCTCTTTTTATTAGGGTAACAGAAGACCATTGTGCTCTTAGTTTTAATCCAGGAGTTGCGTTTACCGTCACTCCTGACCCCGCAACAATTGTTGTTTGTCCAGCTCCAGCTCGTAATACACTTATTTGAGACCCAACAGGAAAATCAACAGATGAGTCCGGCGGTACTGTTAAGTTGTTCGCAGAACCTACATTCATTTCTACTAACTTATCTTTATCAGATAATACTAATGTGTAGCTAGAGTTTTGAGAGTTAGTAACTATAGTGCTAGATACAAAGTCTTTTGATACTGTACCATCTCCTATACTAAGCTTGTTATCACCAATAACCCAAACAATAGTTCCTGCAGATGTTGGAGGGGATGTTACGGATGTAAGAGTTAACGTTGGGCTAGTTATAGTTTTATTTGTTAAGGTTTGAGTGCCAGTTAGAGTAACTACAGTTGAATCTATTGCTATAGTCCCTGAACCAGTAATTGTTCCGTCCAGATAATCCAGTTCCAGCTGTAATAGAAGTTACGGTACCACCCGATGCTGAACCAGTAAACTCCACTATATTATTAGAACTATTTTTATAGTATAGTTTTCCGTCAGCGTAATTAATAGCTAATTCACCATAAGCTAAAGATGTTGGTATTTGACTTGTAGTTCCACTTCTTTTTATCTGTATAGTATTTGCCATAATATTCTACTTAAAAGATGGAGGGAAGTACGGAGGAAAGTACGGAGGGAAGTAAGGAGGGAAGTAAGGAGGGAAGTAAGGAGGGAAGTACGGAGGAAAGTAAGGAGGGAAATACGGAGGAAAGTAAGGAGGGAAATACGGAGAATATTTTGTATATGCTACATCTTCTTTTCTTGGATAAACAGTGCTTGCTGCTGGGCTTTGAGAAGTCACATCATCAAGAAGAGAAAGATTTCCTCCGCTAGGATCATTTAAAGGTGTGGTACTTACCGTTCCGAACGTCAAATCCTGCGTTTGTTATTTTTGGTTCTGCAACAGTTGCATCATCACCAACGATGTTTGGTACATCATTTTTTCTTGGACCTGAAGTATTTCCACTATTGATAGCCATAGTTATGCCTGCAAATCTCCGATGAGAACCCATAAATTTGTGTCAAGTTTAATTAGTGTAGCAGATGACCATTGAGCTCGCAACAGCAATCCGGGTGTTGCATTAACAGTAACACCTGCTGCTCCCTGAACTGTCAATGATCCCGAGCCTTTTCTTAAAATATCAATTTTATCACCAACAGTAAAAGCTTGACTTGCATTTGTTGGTACCGTAAGTGTCATTGATGCTGCGTTATCCATAATAATTAATTTAGCTAAATCTGATAATACTAAAGAATAAGTTGTTCCTGTTTGAGCATTTATAGTAGATCGAAAGCCAGCTCTTGCGGGTCCTGCAGCAAGAATAGATTCGTCAACAGAGTTTTCCGATAAGGTTACTGAAGCAGTGCTATTTACCCAGTCTGATCCATCATACATTAAAAATTCGCCTGCAGTTTCACCGGCAATTGCGACATCTGATAGTTCATCCAAAGATTGGCTTATACCTATTCCGCTAACAGCGGCATAAACTGCAACTCTTACAGAATTATTTGATGGAGGATTATCAAAATAAATTGTTATATTGTTTAAATTAGTTGCCTCCCAAGAAGTAATTATTAAACCATATGGAGACGATGCTTCGGTAATTGATACAACGACGTCTCTCGTTCCTAAATTGTGATTTATAACAAAAGTAAAATCTGTTGAATTTCCTACAGTTGCAAAATGAGTAGTTCCCTCTACAGAAGATGGACTGTAAGAATTTATCCAGTTTTCTCCATCATATTTAAGTACCTGATTCGGCGTTGCCGATGTTATAACTACGTCAGTTAAATCATCCAAAGAAGCAACAGTAGAAGCTACGCCTGGCACATATTTATTTAATCCAGCATCGTATTTTAATACGTTAGTGTCAGAGGGGTTTGCTGCATCTATTTCTATTCCATCAAGAATTAATGAAGAAGTTGTTATTTCGGCAAAAGTAACGCTAGAGCCAGTACCTACTGCTTGACCAATTGAAATAGTTGCGCTAGAGCCCTCACCTGGTGTGTGTGTTACTGTGACGCCAGTGCCTGCGATTACGTCGTTGACATAATTTCCCGTTGTGTCAGTGCCCAGAGTAACCGAGTTTGGCTGAATTGTTGCTGTAATTGATGCGTTTTCTGAGCCATTAAATGAAGCAGAACCGGTAACATCGCCAGTCAACGAAATCGTTCTTGAGGTAGCAAGAGCGGTTGAGGTGTCGGCGTTGCCCGTAACGTTGCCAGTCACGTTGCCAGTCACGTTGCCAGTCACGTTGCCAGTGAGTGGTGCAGTTACGCCAGCAAAAGTGACACTGGAGCTGGTGTCGACTGCTTGGCCAATTGCGATTGTTGGGCTAGAACCTTCACCTGGAGTGTGTGTGATGGTGACGCCAGTGCCTGCGGTTACATCAGAGACGTAGTTGCCAGTTGTATCAGTTCCCAACGCAACCGAGTTTGGCTCAATCGTTGCCGAGATTGCGACATTTGCTGAGCCATCAAACGAGGCTGAACCTGTCACATCTCCAGTCAATGAAATAGTTCGCGAAGTAGCAAGAGTTGTGGCGGTATCTGCGTTACCGGTTATATTTCCGACTACATTACCGGTTACATTTCCGGTTACATTTCCGGTTAGTGGTGCATTGACCTGCGCAAAGGTAACAGAAGAGGTTGTTAGTACATCCTGACCAACGGCGATATTTTGATAGGTGATTCCATCTTCAGTAATCTGCCATGAATCAGTTGTCTCATTCCAGCGAATTTGAACATTATTTAAAGCTCCTCTTTCTACTTCAATTCCAGCAGTTGAAGAAGTAGCCTGTCCATCAGTTGCATTGACAAGAATAAAATTATCTTTTAAAACAACCGTTTCGGCATCGACGGTTACTGTAGATCCTTCAACGATTAAGTTTCCAGCAATGGTTACATTATCGTCTGTTTCAATTTCAGATAAATCTTTTTTAAGCCAAGACCATGAAGTTTTAACTATGTTATCATTGTTATCAACATAATAGACAACACCATTAGTTGCATCTAATGCCAGCTGACCTTTGCTAATATTTGGGGGTTGAGGCAGTGGCATACTAAGTCCTTTAACTAAAGTTAATTTAAGTTTTAATTAAAAGGTACCGCCGTCAACAGTGATGCCATCTATTGACCCACCAGTTATGCTGACATTATTTGCATTTTGTGTGGATATTGTACCTAAACCAAGCGTTGTTCTTGAGGCAGATGCGTCTGCGTCATCAATAAGCGTTCTTCCAAAAGAGCTTAAATCAGTTAAAGCTGCAGTTCCGCTACCAGTAAAATACGCAAGTTTGTTTGCCGCTGATGTTAGGCCAGCAAGTGCGGCGAGTTCTGCATCATACGCCTGAACATCAGTGCCAATTACAAGGCCAAGGTTGCTTCTTGCATCTGCGGCACTGGTGGCGCCCGTTCCACCATATGCCAAGCCCACTGCTGTACCCTGCCAAGCACCAGATGAAATTGTTCCAACAGATGTCAAGCTAGATGCGGTGACCCCAGAACCAAGTGTAGTCGCACTTAGAACAGATGTTCCATTAATCTTAAATTCTTTACCTGTCAATAAATTAAGATGCTCTGAAGAAGTCCATGAGTCTGTTGCATCAACCCAGTTAAATGTTTTGTCAGTATTTCCCTTGAGAGTAATACCGCCACCGTCAGCACTTGCATCAGTTGGAGACTCTGTAGAACCGAGCTCCAAGTTTTTATCATCAATTGTGACTGTTGTTGAGTTGACGGTTGTTGTAGTTCCATTTACCGTTAGATTTCCAGTAATTGTTACGTTTCCGCCTGCAGATACGTCATTAAACTGAACATTGCTATTTGTTGCCACTGCCTGACCTATAGCAATAGTTGGAGTTGCTCCTTCTCCTGAGTTATTACTGAGTGTTACTCCAGTTCCAGCAACTAGTGAAGATACATAATCACCAGTCGTATCTGTTCCAAGGGCAACTGAGTTTTCAGCTATTGTTGCTGTTAATGTTGCGTTGCCGAGGTTTGTAACAGTAGCACTACCGCTAAGGTCTCCGCCTAATGTTATCGTAAAGTCGGCAACATCAAAATCTAATGTATTATCACTATCGTCGTAGCTTACGCTAATTCCAGATTCTGTGTTTGAAGACACCATTGCTCCAACAACATCTGCTACAGCTTCATTAAAGTCTGTAACTGCTGTAGATGCTATTGCAATATTTGTTGATGCGGCAGTTGTTAAACGACCCTGTGCATCAACAGTAAATGTTGCTACTGCCGTAGCTGAACCATATGAGGCTGCTGTTACTGCTGTATTATCAAGATTGATTGTAACTGTATCTGTTGCAGAAGCGACTGATGTAAGACCTGTACCGCCAGAAATGGTCAAAGTGTCTGTGCCAGAAGTTATTGTTTGACTAGAACCACTGTCTGCAGCTACCGTAAACGACGTTGCAACGCCTGCAACAGCGGTATCGACATATCCTTTTGTTACAGCGTGTGTCGAAGCAGATGGAGTCGGAACAACAACTGTTCCTGTAAATGTTTTATTACCAGAAATAGTTTGAGCAGTTGTGAGTGTAGTAAATGCACCAGAACCACCAATGGCAAGAATTGTTCCCGCCGTACCACCAGCGCCATTTGTTCCCTTACCGTAATAGAGGACGTCATCTACTTCTGTAAATGCTAATTCTGCGTTTTCAAGCGACGCTGGTGCACCTGATGAGCCACCAGGAGCCCTTCTTTTGATTCTAATTGTATTTGACATTTTTAGAAGTTTCCTCCATCAACTAAATTTTCTTCAGAATAGTTTATCCATTGATTGCCATTATAACGAAGGACATCACCTGAACCTACTGTCGAAATAGTAACGTCACTTAAACCATTGAGAACAGATTGTGTTGCTATTTGTGATTCTGCAGATATTATTCTGTCTTTGACCGTTAAATGAGAACCGGCAGGATTTAGACCCATTACAGTTTGAATTGCTTCTACAGCGTCATTTAAATTTGCGTGCTGTTGTGCATGAGGTACTACAACCGAATTTAAAGTATCTGTTGGGCTAGGATTGATGAAATTATCAAGGGAACCAGGATATTGTGTTGGCATATTTCTCCTATAATGAAATAATTTTATTAGGGCCGTTTTCCCAAACTATAGTAATGGGACTTGATGAATTTGATCCAGTAAAAGGTAAACCAGTTGCGGTATCTACATAAAATATTAATCTTGATGTTTCGTCAGTTGCAGAAGACTGGTACCCAATAACGGCATTAAATGCAGAGCCATCATAATCTCCAATGATTAGATCACTTGCATCAACTACCCCTAAAGTAACAGTAACATTTTCAAGTGCATTTGATCTTTTTTTAATTGACCCAGCAGGTATATCAGAGACATACTGATCAACATTTTGATTGGGTGTATATAAAGAATTGTTAATAATCAAAATCTTTATTTCAATTACAGATAAATTGATTTCGCCTTTTAAAAGAGATTCTTTTGTTTTCCCATAGATGAAATTACTCATTCTAGACGCCCACATCTTTGGATACAATAATTCTATATTTGTATCCTGACTTAAAATAATCTTTGTCATCAGTAAAATACACAGGCGTTGCATCTTCTGATGGAAAATCAACATACACTTCTGGCTTCCACGAGTGCATCAACACTCTTGTTTCGATATTTTCCCATCTTGAAACATTGCGTTGTATCTTTTTTCTCTGTGCTTTAAAATAAAAATTATTTAAAAAGTTTGTAGCAGGACGTGAACTAAATTTAATAATAACTCTTCCATTATTATAATCATTATTTAAATAAAAATCACCGTTAATTGGATTAACATCTGCTATATAAAATTTAGGGTTTTTTGCCAAAATTTGAACTGTCGTATAGGCGTCAGTTCTAATAGAATGATCCTCTACAAACAGTTCCTGAATAACTGGAACAGTGTA